GGCGATGGAGGATAATTTCCGAACAATTGCTCGGTATTGGTCAGTTCATTTGGATATTGAAATTTCGTCATCTGATGTAGCGGTTATGATGACACTGCTGAAGATTGCCAGAATAAAATCAAATCCTGAACACGAAGATAATTGGATAGACGGTTGTGGTTATCTTGCCTGCGGGGGAGAGATTTCCTAAACGATATTGAGGTCTAATCTTTTTTTATTTTTGTTGTTGACAACATGAGCAATCATTGCCATATTAGCGAATGCTTAACAAACGAAAGAGAAAGAAAATGTTATATTTCGCTTATGGTTCTAATCTTGATGTGCTGCAAATGCAATCAAGATGCCCCGGATCAACTCCAGTTGGATCTGCTTACTTTCCTAATTGGAAGCTAGTGTTTCGCGGCGTTGCCGACATTGTGCCAGAAGAAGGCGCTATGTTGCCAGTTGGTATCTGGGAAGTAACTGATAAATGTTTACAGTCACTAGACATTTACGAAGGTGTTAAAGGTGGCTTGTACCGCAGGGTAAATATCAACGGTATGATTTCGTACCGTATGAATGGTGATTACATTCAGCTTCCTGCTGATTTTTATTATGAGAGTATCCAGCGTGGTTATTTCGACTTTGATTTAGACGAGACTTACCTATGGGGTGCTTACCTTGATGCGAAGCGTGTTACGGAGGAGCGAGAGAATGTCTAATGTTGCAAGCTACATGGAGGCGCAAGCACTTCTTTCTGTCACTGTAAAAGCAGTTGATAGTCTTTACTTCAAAAAGTGTGACACGTTAAGTCAGCAAAGGTTTCTTGATGAAGCAATCAGTAAGTTGCATGAAGCGCAAAGCTTAGTAAAAAAAGCAAAGGGGCAAATCAATGACAGTTAAACGTATTGAAATGGCGTTGCATGTTCAACAGCTATGCGCTGAGAATGGTATCACGGTTACCTATCAATCATTAAACGATAGAGTTCCAAGGTACTACGCTCAACCTGTTGGCAGATTGATCTGTATCCGTCCTACTAAAAACACAGGTTATTATGTATCTGCGTTACATGAGTTAGGTCATATTCTTGGCAACCGTCAGTCACCAAAATTCTCTACATTAACAAGGGAATTACATGCGTGGATCTGGGCAAGAAAGACTGCTTTGGTCTGGACTGATACAGCCGAGAGGATCATGCGTAGTGCTATGGAAAGTTATGGCTGGCAACAACGTCAGAAAGACATTTGGGAAAGGGTATCCAATGGCTAAGAACAAAACAATGGATGTCAAGATCAAGAACGGCAACAGATCAAGAAAGCAAGACGCTTCTACTAATTTGGATAGCGGTTGGGATGGTGTTGAACGTATGGCTGATGACATGAAAAAGCGCAAATTGGGCAGGGACAGTCAGGGGGTTCGTTACTGGGAGGATAACGGACCTACCCTGTCCAATACCCTGTTAGCGGCTCTTGCAGAGCCAAAGAGGGGGCTTATGACCTATTATGGTGGTAAGTATGCCGAAGCCATGAGGCGTAACGTACAGGCCAATATTGCAACAGCGCAGAAGTTCGTTGTCAGCAATAGCATGGTTGAACATGCCTATCTTGCGTCTATGGCTAGGCCGAAGTCTTTGCTTGAAATGTTACAGCGTGGCATTCCACCGTTTAACAATATGTGGATTGAGTGGGATGAGAAATTTCGCAGGACTATTATCAAGCGAGAATTAGACAAGATGGGTATTGATACTAATTGGTCTAATATATCTGATGAGTCTGATCGTGTTGGTTATCACATTTCAGTTGTTAATGATCATTTCATGTACAGTAATTATTTTACGGTTCTTGATGATGAAAAAGTTTTTTCTGCACCTGTAGGATTTCACATTGCACATGATGATCCGTATACAAATCATGATCTTGATCAGGATGAAGATGCTTTTCGTATGGATCAGCAAAAAACGTCTGAGATGTTAATTGGTGAATGGTATCTTGATAAGTATAAGTACCAAGCCGAAAAGGAAATTGTTGAAAGTTTTATTTCTGTTCAAAGCGCATCTATGCACTGGATGGTTTCTCAGGAAAAATTTGCACAAGGCTGGACACATAGGGAAATGGCAGAGATGAAAGCCTTGTCATTAACGTCACAAGCTGGCGATGGGCGGTTTCTAATCGCGCTATTGGGTTTGCTTAACTATGATCTCGTTGTTCATGAAACAACAACACCGCCAAAGAAAATTGACCATGTGCGGTTTGGGCGTGTGGTTCCAAAGAACGAGTACAAAGTGGTGACAATTCAGTTACCCAAGCCACGCGGTAAGCGTATCTATGAGCAGATGTTCACAGGGCATGGTAGCCCAAAGAAGGAGCATTGGAGGCGCGGACATTGGCGCACACTGAAAGACAAGTTTGGCAGGATCAAGAAGCGTGTGTGGATTGGTGAGATGAAGGTAGGTAACCCAGAGTTGGGTACTATCGTTCATGATTATAGATTGGAGGGCAAGTGATGAGCGGTTTTGATGCACTGCAAAAAGTTAAGGACGATATGATGCGTCCAATGTATGAGAGGCGGCGACATTTGGGCTGCGAGTTCTGTGGCACTACCTTTTACGGTTACTATCAAAAGACAGGTAGAAGCGGTGTACCTAATGGCAAAGAGACACCGCACCCTAAACAAAAAGGATGGGTCGTATGTCATACACATGATGATGTCTTTTATCCTAATTGCCCGGATTGCTCCGTTGCTTATGGAGTAAGAGACGCAAAAGAAGCATTGGCCGTGCGTGAACATGAACAGGAGCAAAGGCGCAAGAATAAAGCGGCTGCTGAAAAACGTAAGGCAACAAAAGAACGCAAGAGACAAGAATATTGGGATAGGGTTAAACATGTCAGGTCAAATCCATATGACGTAAGGCCAGAAGAATTACGAGACTTTAATTTTATTCAGTCTCTCTTGGGCATGCCATATTGGAGTGGTTACGAAAATAGAGAGAAGCCATGCTGGGAGCAAGGGCAGAATGGGCCGTATAAAGTCAAAAGACACTCTATTCACAAAGGGCATAGCAGGTCAGGCAAAACACATTACTATGATGACTGGTTTGATATGATGAATGTTGATACTGGTGAGACTTGGCAAGTTAGCCATTTTGCAGGATGCACAACAGGCGGTAGAAAAAATATTTTTGATGAGGGACAAAATGACAGTTAAATATGGATGTCCAAAGGACAGAGGTAGCGCAGATAGATATTACGGTAGGTGTGCTAAACCACATAAGATGGTTCTTATTCCAGCGACATGGAAAAGAGTTTACACTCTTAGCGATCAAGAAGTTCGTGAGTATATGGATGGCTATAGAGAAGAAGAAGATCGTAAGGATTTAGGTGATCATGAGTTTGTTAGATAAGGGGGATTAAAATGAAAGTTCCTACTATGGAAGAAATAAAAGAAGCGTTGCTTATACCAGAAGTTCAATCGACTAGAAACAAGTCTTGGGTTAGAGGCGATTTAGTTACCCCTGCACAAAAACTTGTAAAAGATAAAATAAAAATTAATATCAATAGAGAAGTGCAAGAGCAGTTGAAAAATAAAACCATGAGAAAGAAAACAAAGTGGGATATTTAAAATTGTTCGGGTTAACTTGATTTTGGTTAACTTCTACTTACAGGTTACCTACTTGCCTATAGGTAAGTAAAACGTAGGCAAGTAATATGTTGTTGAATTTATTATATAAATCGAGTTACTTACCTGCTCTATTTTCTTATGTAAGCAAGTTAAAGGTTATGCGTAAGCCATTGAAAATGCTCCAACTTACAAGGTTGCCTATGGTTGCCTATATATATATAGGGATAGGTATAGGTAACCTATCCCCTATACCGAAACTTTGGCGTTCAAAAAATGGCAGATGAAAGGTTTAAAATTTGTTCGATTTGTCAGGAGCAGCAAAGAAAAGAAATCATGATGTTTATGGATGAGGATAGCATATGCCTTGCATGTGCTATCCATATAGCGCAAAAACTAGACGAGAACGAAAGAGAGTTGTACGAAGTAAAAGAATATGATGATGATGCAATAAGTGGGATAAGGTCTACCAGTAAAGGTAAGCTTTATTATTTAGATAGCGATTACGATAACGTATTTCACATTGTTTAAAATAGGGTGATTTAAAATGCCGAAGGTTGGAGAAGATCTACCAAAAGAAATGAGGCTTGCTGGATTTAAAAAATTAAAACCTATACAGCAAGAGTTTTTGAATAACTATCTACATAAGGATATGACCCAAACAGAAGCAGCGAGGCAAGCAGGGTACAAGAACGCATCTGTATCTGCTGTTAGGCTGCTGCGAAGTCCAGTTGTTGCTGATCGGCTGCAAGAGATGAGACTGGAGTCCCAAGCTAAATTTGGAGTGACGGTTGATAAGTCTGTTCGGGACTTAAAACGGCTGCGGGATCAGGCGTGGGAAAATGGAAGATTTGGCGAAGCGATAAGAGCAGAAGAACTGCGTTTGAAGGCTGCGGGACTACTAATCAACAAGCAGCACGTTGTTAAAGAAGATATTACAGCACAAACAAAAGAACAAATAGCTGATAAACTGGCGGAATTTAAGCGTTTAGCTGAGTCACGAATGGTGAACGTAACGCCAGATGTTGTGTCTATAGATCATGAGACGCAAGATATAGCGGAAGATAATCAAGATACGGCTACTTGATACAAAACGCCCCGTGCGGGGGGAGCAGGCGTTGATCGGGGTTTGCTCGGGGCCATATAATGGGAATTGTTCGGGTTCGGGGCATTTGATCGGGGCCATTTTTACGGTCTTTTGCGGGTTCCCGCGTGTACTTCTCCGATGACAAATAAAATTGTTCGGGTTTTTGTTCGGGGCCGGGGGTACCCGCACAATTGTTCGGGATCGGGCTTGACATCGGGGCTGCATCGGGGCCATCCTGAACCCTCCTCCCTTGGACAGCCCCCGGTACATTTGCTACTTCGTGCCGGGGGCCTTTTTAAAAACCGAACAATTGTTTGCTTTTCTGCCCCGGGCATCGAAGGCCCCGGCGACATCACCAACATCCAGTTGCACACCTGTAAAAAAGTTTTACTTTCTTGTTGACATGGTACGCAATAGTTGCTTATATATAAGTGTGTTTAACAAAGGAGGCTAAAATGCCAACAAAGGTGAATTGTTTATTGGAGCCATCAGCAAAAGTTGTACATAAGTTTGAAACTTGGGACGAAGCAGATGACTTCCGTAAAAAAATTGGAGTAGACTCTATTACAGAAGAATACATGATTGATAAGAAGGCGCAGAAAATTACCAAGATTACATATTTAGTGAAAGAGGAGTTGCAAAATGCGTAAACTAGGAAATACGTTCATCGGGATCGGGCTGCTCGGAGTCTTTCTTTTATCGGGAGTAGAACCAGACGCATCGGTTCCCATGTCTTTTTACATCCATGCAGGGATGATTACCATCTTTGTACTTACAATGATGCTCGGGGTTGCTGCTCGGGGACGCAAATAAGAGTCGGCGGGTTACCTTACAGGTACTGCTGATTCGATGACGGCATGGGTTCTGGTTCCCGTGCCGTCATTTTTTTGCCGTAGCTCAAAACCCGAACAATTGTTCGTTTTGTTTTTTTCCGTCCCAGTTGTATGTGGTTTTGTACCAAATGATACTTTTTTATTTTTTTGTTCTTTTTGTTGTTGACATGGTGTGCAACTATTGCTTATATATAAAGACAAACCAGAAGGAGGAGAAATAATATGGGAACGCCATTTTATTTTGCCAGCGTATCTCCAGACATTTGGATCGGAGATGACGGGACACTAGACACAGTAGTAAAGTTTAATCGGAATGGAGATACTGAGACTCATCGTTATGATTCAGAATACAGGTTTAGTTTTTCTAATGATGACGAGTTTCTTCGGGAAGTTTATCGGGAGCTAAAATAGCAAATTGTTCGGGAGGGAGAAAGATCCGGGGACTCGTCCCCGGGTTTTTTTTGTCTGCTGCCCGGCGAACCTGTGCCTTCACCCGAACAATTGTTCGCTTTTGGATCTCCTGCTGCCCGGCAAAAAAAGTGTCAAAAGATACTTTTTCTTGTTGACACCTGGGCAATGATTGCCTATATTAAGAGAGTAAACCAGAACAGAAAGAGGGAATCATGGACAAACCATATAAACACAATGAAGTTGAAGAGCATTTTGCTGAGTGGCTGAGTGACCAAGACCAAGAGTGGATCGAAAACAACCTTGATGATCTCCACCACCATTGCTTCAATACTGACTACTTTATTATTGGAACACATGAAGCGAAAGAGTGGTTGGGTGATAAAGTGTTTGAAGTCATCGAAGTCATCAAAGAGTACGAGCAGTTTAATTTTGGGCAAGTCAGCACAGACTTATCAGATCCTGAAAAGATTGTTAATATGTACACTTACATTGTCGGCGAAGAAATTGTTTCTGCCTTCGTAGCGCTGCAAGAAGCAGCCTGACTCAAAACAAATTGTTCGGAAAAACACGGGTTCGCCCGTGTTTTTTTTTGCTCGGGCATCGGGTTGGTCGGGATCGGGGATTCGTCCGGCCTACTATATGGTTTTTTGAGGCCCACACTCATACACAACACCCGCCCCCGCACGTTCTTTTTTCTTATTTTTCCGAACAATTGTTCGCTTTATTTTTGGGCCCGAATTTATCCAATCTTTTCAATACGTTAAAGGCAATCTTTTTTCTTGATTGCAATAGTTGCCTGTGGTATAAAATGACCAAGGGGCCGGAGGTAGGCCCTAGAAACCAGAAAAAAGTGAGTAAAAACAATGACTTCATTTACTAACGAAAACAATTTTGCAACAATGGGCTTTGAGTGGGAAGCTTCAGGCTCAACTACTGAGGTAAGACGTGCTTTGCGTAGTGCTGGCATTGACTGGGTTAAAGTCGAGAGTGAGCATTGTGGCGTTGAGGTGGTGTTTCCGCCTTTTCCAATGCCACTAGCATCATCTACCGCCCGTGAGGATATCAAGTCAGTTCTTGATTTATTCAGCGGTCTAAATGTCAGTGTGGAAAATGGGAACAATTGCGGTGGTCATGTACACTATGGAAACGTGGCAATTAAGAACATGACGCCTCAAGAGTTTTGGGAAGCTTCCAAAGATGCAATGCGCGGTGGGGATTTTATTTCAGTAGATGACCATTATCGCTCAACACAAATGCAAGCGGCTTTGTTAAAAGACGTTATTCGTCGCTATGCTTTGCATCAGCCGCAAATTAGTGAGCATTTGCCGCCTAGCCGTGGTCATAGTAGCTGGGCAATGCCACTAGATAGGTTAGCACCTAGTGGGCGTGACCATAGAGCTTTTGAAGCCGCTAACACGGTAGAGGATATTCATAGCGTGTTGCACCGTAACGGCTCACGTTATCACGCTATATGCTTAGAAAGGGCTTGGCGTAACGGTACAATAGAATTTAGGCAAGGGGCTTCCCTATGCGATATTGACCGCCTTGCTGGGTGGTTAGAGCTTATTCATAACCTATTCGTTTATAGTGATCACTACCGCCTAGATCATGAAAACTCTGGGACTACTGTTATTCAGTCCCCAGAGCGTCTACATAGGCGCGGTTCTAGGTTAGACGTTGTTTACCAAATGTGCCGCCGTGACGGTGGTGCTACGACTAGGGATATTATGAATGCGACTGGTAACACCGCTGGGGATGTTAGGCGTATGATATCTGAAATTAGAAATCACGAAGACATGGAAACTGATCTATTGGAAACATTCACACAGCAACATTATAATCACCGTTACGGGGATAGTGGTGGTGCGTATGATCTAGGCGGCTATGCTATCCACACAGAGATAGAGCGCGGTGGTGGCATAACCCCACTATTGCCAGATAATAGAATAGGTCAGACTTCAATATTCGCTAATCTTGATGATGCAAGTTTTGAAGCGCTAACAGCTAGGCGGTTAGAGAGAATTGAGCGAGGTACCCTAAGCCGCTGAAAAACCTAACAATTATCGGGGCGGGGTGGTATATGCCACCCCCCTTTTTTTGCCGCGAGTATGGCGATGACCTACGCCAAGTTTTCCACCCACAATCTCAAAATTTTTTAAAACTATTTTTTTCTTGCGTTTTTGCAATTATTGCTACATATAAAACACGAAGGAGAGTGTAATGAAAAGGTATAGGTTAAGGATAGGCTCTGAGCCAGTTGAGTTCAGCGCGGAGGGGCCGGAGGGGGTTCTTGATGCGTGGCGCTCTACGCACAAGTATCCGAATAGGGAGCATGATGATTGGCGCAAGGCTTGTGCGTCTATGGCCTGCGATTGGTCAGGCAAGCCTGTGAGGTTTGATAGTGACGAGGCATTTGCGGCTGATATGTTGCGTCACGGTATGTTGGAGGTTATCGATGCCGAGTAAAGCAAAAACGTCACATAGCATGTGGGAGGGGTATGATTTAGCTCGTGAGCGAACAAGTATGGGCAAGAGTCAGATGGCTTTTGCAAACATTCTTGGTCTGAGTCATAGGATGTATTGTTATTACGAGCGTGGGGAGAAGAAAATACCGAGGAGTATTGAACTTGCTGTTCGTCATGTTTCCAAGCAGTCGTTAAATGACGAGCCTATTGATGTTCCGAAGAGGTCTTTTGAAGGTACCCTGACTGATTTTCAGAATACTAGGATAGAGATGTTGTCTGATGCGTCTTTCAAAGCCGCCCAATCTTGTTCAGATCCACTTGTGAAAAAAATTTTACAACAGAGTTCTGAGGAATTATCCTTCCTGTTGTCAAAGTTTAAATAATAAACTATCATTGGCCCCGTGTATTTTTCATAGAGGGTTAGAGCATGACAAGTTTCATGGGGCCAATGGCACCTCCACCGCCTGCACAGCCACAGCCGCAGGCTATGGATTTTCAAACAGATCCTAATAACAGGCAGCGTTTTCGTCAGTTTTTAAACAATCGAATGCAGCCTCCCATGATGCAGCAACCTGCTATGATGCAGGCTCCGGCGCACATGCCTCCCATATTACCTGAAGTAGATATATTTGAGCCGCAGGGTTACGCTGACGGTGGCATTGTTGGTTTTTCTAATGGTGGTAGTACACAGCCAATTGAGCAAAGGGTTATGAAGAATGGTCAGATAGGTCTTTTCAGGGGCCAGACTTTTCTTGGTTTCAAGCAGGAGCCTGAGAAAAAGCCTGTGGACATAGGATTTGGTGGCGATAGAAAAATTTTAGAGCGTATAAGAAACTTTATTGGTCTTGAGGACGGCGGTGCAGTTCCACCGCGCCGTACAGACATTGGTGGTCAGGATCACATGTTGTCGTACATTACGCCAGATGAAGCTGATATTCTAAAAGCTCTAGGTGGATCTGGCGAACCCGGTCCTATGGGCATTCCTGCTTACGATGATATTGACGAAAGTTACG